CGAACCTCCGGTTCGTATCCGAGCAACCTTGAGCAAGATCATAAGACAGCAGACGTCGTTGGCTGTGATGTCGGGGTTCACGACGTCAAGTGCATCGGCCACACCGCCGAAGGCGCCGTGAACCTTCGGGTCCTGGAGGTCGATCAGGTCCCCCAGCGTCGCAAGCGCCTCGTGGACGTCCTCGAGCGCCTCGTCGACCCCGAGGTACGCGGTCCACTGACCCGCGATGCGGCGGAAGTTCTTGGTCGGTGGCCCGTAGAAGCGGAGCCGCTCGCCACGCACGAGGCAGTGTGCCTCGGACAGGATGTCCGTCGGACGTCCTAGGACGTCTTCATCAGGCAGATCTGTCGGCGTACCCACGAGACCACCACCTCCCAGTCGTCGAACATGATAATGTGTTGCGGCACGCGCCCGTCGTTCCACGACCTGCGTGGGACGAAGACCTGCGCGTCGGTGTTTTCGGCGATCTCGACCGCGTTGTCGACCCGGTCCTCGATGAACGCGATGCAGTCGACGGCGTGTGGTGACTTGGGCTCCCCGGGTGTGTGCATCAGTGAGTACGGGTTGAGGTGCTGACGGGCCATCCAGTCCATCGTGATGCGTGCGCAGTCCGCGGGACGGTGTGTGACGTACTTGATCCTGCACAGCTGCTCGATCTGTTTCAGTGCCGTGATCGACCCGGGGTAGGGCTGTGCCATGTCGAAGACCTGCTTGCGACCGGAGTTCCACAGCCACCGCCACTCCTCGGCAGGGACGACGTCCGGGAGGTGGTTCCAGTACTTGTCAGCGTCCTCTGACACCACCACGTCGTTACCGCGCATCCGAAGCAGCGTGCGGGCAGCGACCGTGAACGGGTAGATCACACCGTCGATGTCACACCCGAGGAGGGGCTTAGGCACGCGCGACATGCTCAGCCATCCTCTTCGCTACCTCACGGGCGATGGTGTCGTAGTCGGGTTCCGCGTGGAGCACCTCCACCTCCGTCCCGCCGTCGAGGAGGATGACCTTGTTGTGCGGGAAGACGTCGTCCTGTAGGTCCTTCAGCCCGTCGAGCATGTGCCGGCGCGGACCGGGCCGCGTGATTTCGTTCGGCAGCTTGACGCGGATGAGGATCACGTCGCTCGGACCGACCTCGACCTTCTTGATGTCCTCGATGTTCATTTCGGCCAGTGCTCGTTTAGTACGGTCAACATGATCTCTATCCCACGGTCCACTTCATCAGGGTTGATGTCATCATGGTCCACTTCGAGTAGAAGTTCGTTCGGCCCCTCGATGTGGACTGCCTTACCGTCTCCGCTTTCACCTGTCTTCCGCCATGGGCTATCCATCGAGCCACCTCCGTAGCGTTTCCTCGTCACGGCAGATCTCCTCGAGGCGGGCCTGCTTTTCGAGACCGATGTCGAAGACGTGCTGCTCGATGGTGTCGGCAGCCATGATGTCGATCCTCTGAACCTCACGCATCTGTCCCTTGCGCCAGATCCTGTCCTCTGCTTGCAAATTCTTGACGAGGGAGAAGGACCGCTGGAGGAAGATGGAGTGCCGGGCGGCCGTGAGGGTCAGTCCCTCACCACCGGCACCAAGCGTGGCGAGGATGACGCGGATGCGTCCGGCCTGGAAGTCGTCCACAGCGGCCTGCCGACGGTGCACGTCGATGGCGCCCGTGATGAGGCCGTGCAGGATCTTCGACTTTGTACAGCGGGCCGCTGCGAGTTCGATCAGCTGGCGGCTCTCCGCGAACACGACGGCGGACTCCTCGTCGCCGATCTCCTCGAGGATGTCCATCAAGGCATCCAGCTTGCTGGACGGCTCGGTCAGCGTGAGGTTCCCGTGCTCGTCGAGCTCACCGTACGACGCCGCGAGCTGCACGAGCCGCGTCATGCGCGTGAGTGGGTTCGTCGCCATCAGCACGCCCGACTCGAGCTCTGCAAGGAGCTCCTTCTTGAGCTGGTCATAGGCCTTACGCTGCTTTGGCAGGAGGTCCACCTCGCGTACCTGTGGTGGGAGCTTGGCCTTCAGGTCCGGCACCACGATCTCGGTCGGACGCCGGATGAAGCGAGGGTCGAGGATCCTGAAGAACTCGTCACGCACGTCACCACGGATCCCGACGACGTTCATGAACCCGAACTGGCTCCACGACTGCAGCGCATACCTGTCGAGGAACTGCCCCTTACTGGGCCATTCGTCAGGTTCCACCATGTGCATGATCGCCCACGTGTCCTCGGGGCTGTTCGCCACGGGCGTGCCGGTCAGCGCAAAGCGGAACATGCACTGCTTGGCGACCTGCCACGCGGCGCGGGTCTGCTTCGCGGACGGGTTCTTGGCGCGGTGTGCCTCGTCGGCTACAAGCGTTCGCAAAGCGATCGCTTGTAGGTCGCCGTCTTCCTTCTCCTTGTCGGTGAGGCGGATCGAGCCGTAGCCCGCCACCCGTGAGTGGTAACGTAAGCCCTCCCAGTTGAAGACCAGGACGTCAGCGCCCGACTCGATCTGCTTACGGCGCTGTGTCGCGCTACCTGAGACGACCTGCACCTTTCGGCGGGGGTCCCACAGGGCCCACTCCTTGGCCCAGGTGGCCTTCATCGAGTTTGGGCAGACTACGACGGCCGGGAAGGGATTCTGCCCCTCGATCTCGAGGAGACGAAGCGCGCAGATGGTCTGCACGGTCTTACCCGATCCCATTCCATCACAAAGCGCTGCGCGGTGTGCGGTCGCTAAGAAACGAACACCCGCGCGCTGCCGGGGCTCTAGGTCCCAGTCTTGCTCTACGACCTCGCCGTCCCTGATGTCCCCGGCTTTGGGAAGGTCTTTCGGAAGAAGCGACGCGGGCATCTCGGCGTCCTCGGCGTCACGAAGAGAGAGGCAGGGACCTACCCGCGCCTGGAGGTCCTGGGCGGCCCACGCCGCAAGCTCAGGACCTATCTGGAGAGCCGTCCCGAAGACGCCTCGGAGCTGCTGGCACCCCGCCCATGACAGCGGCAGGTGCCACAGGCTGTGCTCTTGGTTCCACTTGGCCCCAGGAACCTTTTGGATGAGTTCGTTTTCACGGAACTCGACCCAGCACCAGATGCGGTCGCTGCTAAGCTCGACGTACATATCAGGAGCCTACCATCTTGCGTACATCAAACTGTTGCTGGTGTCGGGACAAGCTTCGATGGATATTTCTCGATGAACTCCGTGTCCTCGGTTGAAACCACTATGCCAGAGGATTCAACATAGCTGATCATGGTAGGCTTTCCGGTTTCTTCGATTCGCTTGGTCACTTTTACTACACGAGTTCCACTCATTGATGGACCTATGAAATAATCATCTACGGAAATCATTGGCTTCTCCTTTGACGTTTACGACCTATACTTGTAGCTTCACCAGTCTTACGACGCGCAGCAGGGTCTTCGTAAAGTCGCTTCATACGTGCACTCTTCTTGCTAGATGGTTTCTCCACGGTGCCTAGTTTTGAGGCAGATAATTTCTGTCGGGTCGCCTCAGTTGGCTGCCACCCAGTCTTATGATGAGTCGTGTGGCAACCATCGTGTGCAGCCTCCAGGTTGACTGGATCGTTGTTTGCTTTGTCCTCATCCTCGTGGTGAACGATAACCTTCTCGAATGTAACGTCCTCTCCACAGAAATGGCATGGATACGGACCGATGCCATTGTGCGCAAAGAAGACGTTACGATAATCCGGCATCGAGTTTTCTCCGAAGATCACTTAGGTCTATAATACGATGATTACATAGGAAGAGAACGAGATGACGGGTTGCATCACGAGGATGATCAACTCCCTTTGTGTACATCCCTAGTGCTCTGAGCTTACTGTCAGTTGAAAACATCTTGGCTTCCGACGGCGACTGCGTCGTGAAGTTGACGTCATACACACGCGCGAGATAACGACTTACTCCTATCAACTCGATGGCCTGGAGAGAGCCGGCGGTTGACTTACGTGCTGTCTGGGCACTGATGTGGAAAGACTCGCAGCAACAGTGATCAACATCGGTCGCAAGTTCACGGTGAACAGTTACACATGCTTCTTCCCAAGGCTCCCACCAAGCACGAAACTTGCCATCATTCCATTCTGCAAATCCTGTACTCCCACCTGGGTCTACAGCGAACACACGCATCGTAGCGCCTCCTCCCAATCTTTCTGCTTCGCGTCGATTCGCTTGCGAAGTCGTTCTTCGCGCTCGCGACCCCACATCATGGCGACATCCATCAGCTGATTGATGCGCCGTGTCAGCTCGAGGATGTCATCCAACTCGAAGCCGGTCAGCATCAGACCCTGGGTGGGATCAGCGTGCTCTTCGAGGCGCATCATCATGATGTCCCACTCGATCCCCATGTGGAACGTTTCGACACTTAGCCTAGACATTTGCGTACCTCGCAGTCATTGCGCGAGAAATGGCCGCACGAGTCTCAGGAGTATGCTTGTGACCTAGTCTTGCAGTCTTGCCGTGATGCCGTGAGTGGCAGGTATGGTGCGAAGCCCCGAGATTGATTGGATCAATGTTACGTTTATTCTCATCGATATGGTGG